GATCTTGACCCCGAATTCTGCCCTCCCCCCAAACCAGAGGAAGGCATCTTCCAGAGACATTTAACAAAGTACTCCAAAGAAATCATTCAGAGAGTTGGGCGAAGGTCTCCCATATCGTATGAGAAGTTCCTTTCCTACTACACTGGTGGTAAACTCACCACGTATAGTAGGGCTGTTGATTCCCTCACTGAACGACCAGTTAACAAGGCCGACGCCAAGCTCTCGACATTTGTCAAAGCGGAGAAACTAAACTTGTCTCTGAAGTCTGATCCAGTCCCGCGTGTCATCCAACCCAGACACCCCAGGTACAATGTGGAAGTTGGTAGATATCTCAAACCTATAGAACACGACATCTACACTGCTATCGACGGGTTATTTGGGTCCAAAACCATTTTCAAGGGACTGTCTGTCGAGGCAATGGGTTCTCTGATCCACCAGAAAATGCGCAGATTCTTGAGGCCGTGCGCTATTGGATTCGACGCCTCTCGCTTCGACCAACACGTGTCTGTAGATGCTCTGAAGTATGAACACTCCATTTACAAAGGAATCTATTCCCACTCCAAAACTCTCAACACCCTACTCAAATGGCAGATTCATAACAAAGGGGTGGCAATCGCAAAGGATGGGTTTTTCCGATATTCCGTGGATGGATGCCGTATGTCTGGAGACATGAACACTTCCTTAGGCAATTGCATCTTGGCTGCTCTCATATCTAAGGACTTCATAGACAGGTTCAACCTCGACGCTGAACTCATCAACAACGGTGATGACAATGTGTTAATTTGCTCGGAGGATGATGAGGAAGTAGTGAAAAGACACTTGTATGATCACTGGCTCAAGTATGGGTTTGAAGTGGTTGCGGAAGAGCCTGTATATATAACAGAACAAGTAGAGTTTTGCCAGATGAAGCCTGTGTTTGATGGAACCAACTACGTCATGGTTCGGAAACCCGATGTCTCAATGTCCAAAGATTGTCATAGTATTACCCCATTCTACACTACCAAAACTGCCAAGAAATGGGTGCATGCCGTCGGAGAATGTGGGCTATCTTTAACTGGAGGCATACCAATCAAGCAAGAGTATTACACGTGTATGATCAGAAATGGCGACCAACATGGGGAAATTGACAAAAGTAAAGAGTTTATTTCAGGGTTTACTCGGCTCAGTTAGTGCAGCAATCGCAAGTATCGACAAATTTCTAGCGAGACCCGAT